ATGCCATTGTAGCGTAGAAAAGAGGGTCTATAGACCCTCTTTTCTACGCTACAATGGCATATTAGTCAGCAGCTAATGATTTGAAATAATCTTCTAGATCATCATCATCGCTACTCGAAGAAGTAGTATCTGCTGGTTTATCAAATACAGCACTAAACTCTTCTTGCGTTTCTGTTGTCTCTGCAGTTGGAACTGATACAGGTGACATAGTATTAGCTTCTTCTACATTACCTAACACACCCATTAACTTAGTATTCAGTTCTTCATATGACTTAAACGAAGACGGTTCAATAAATTCATGCACATCATGCTGAGCGTTGAACACTGATTCTAGCTTACTTTCATCTTCTGACAACGCTGACGCACGTTCAAACTCAGAGGAATCATAGTTCCAATAGCCAGATACAATCTTAATCTTAACTCTAAAGTTAGCACCTTCGATTAGATCAAATGGATTTACTGCTTCTTCATCAGCAAATTCTGGTTGCATAGAAGCCATAATCTTATCAAAGATCTTTTGACCAAATTGATAGATCATAACTTTACCTTCATTCATAGGGTTAGCAGGATCTTTAACCACTAGAACGTTAGCATAATAAGATGTACGACGCTTCTGTTTACGCGCTACTTCTTTATTAGACTCAATACCAGAGTTCCATAACTTAGAGTTATACTCTGATACAGGATCTTGTTCACCTAGAGTAGTACGCGACTTTTCAATATACCACTTACCGGTTGGTCCTTGAAAACCATGTGAGTATACTCGTACCCATGGAGTCTTGTTAACATCTTTACCTGGAAGAAAGCGCACTACAGCATAACCTGTATTGTCCTTACCCATTTTAGGTTTCCAGATACGATCATCATCACCTGGACGATTTTCGTTATTAACTTCTTTTTTGAGAGAGTCTGTCATAGTTGCAAAGGCATCTTGACGGTTTTTTAGATAATCTTGAAATGACATATAGTTTCTCCTTATCGATGTTTCGTCGTTTCGTTAAAATAAGACATTGCGCGCAATGTCTACAATATTTATAAAGTCATTCTTCAATTTTTTCTGAACGAAAGGTCTGTAGTTGTAGACTTTAGAAATATAATCAGGCCATACAAATGGCACACTAACTTCATTTTCATGTCTATCAAGAAACGGAAAAATATCATTTAATACTATAACTGTTTCTATAGAAAGTGTGTTATTAATACAATATTTGTGTATACCGGGAATTTCATCTTTAGTATGATGTATCATATTATGAGGACCATTAAGTTTAATAAACTCTAAGTCTTCTTTAAACTTGTTAGGAAAATTTTTGTAAGTAGCTTTGTATTCGTCTAACTTAGCTTTAGACATATTACGTATCCACTCTTTAGGGTTATCTAAAAAGTGTGCTACGAAGAAGTCTTCTCTGTCTTCTGCTTTAATGATTTTAGTAAGCTTTTCGAAGCTGAAGAGGTCATTTCTGTTAGAATACGAATCTGCAGACGCCTTAACCCTTCCGTTATATTGAAAGTAATCGTAATTAGTACTGAAATGACGTTGTAAAGCCAAGTACATAATGTATACTTCATACCCATCTTTTGTCATGTTATCCTGTTACTTTTATACTTAAGCATGTTGAGTTCCATAGCATCTGCTTCAATCTTTTCTTTAATTACTTTAGGTAGTATCTTTTTTACAGATTCAAATTCAATGCTATACCGTTCACAGATTTCAACTGTACATTCAATATAGTTAAGTTCAGGAGAAATTTTTCTTAAACTTTCTATTTCTTCTGCTAAATTTTTAATTCTTTTACGTATTTCACTATCAGATGAAAACATTATTGTTCAAATCCTGTCTGTGGAAAATGTTTATCTATAGTACGTTGAGCTAATGTTGCTAAGTACTGATCAATAATATGTTCGTTCTTATCTGTATAGAAATCTCTTACCATCTCTAAAATCTTTTGTTTATCTCTATCTGCTAGTTCGCTGGTTTCGACGAACTCAGCAATATCAGTAGCAGCATTAGCAATATCACTTGGCTTGAGAAGATTCATACTGCTTAATCCTTTCCTTTAACTGTTCAGTCCAATGTATTATGTCTCTACCTCTTACTTTAAACTCTTGTACAGAACCATCTTGGACTGATATAAGTATAAGTATCTGTTTAGGTAACTCACCTGTTAGTTCATAGAACGATGTGAAGTAGAACGCCCCTTGCATGAAGTAGTCGTGAATATAAGACTCTCGCTTAACAGTTCGCGCTGTTTTGAAGTCAATAATTGAGAGTTCACCGTCATAGTCCGCAATGCAGTCAACAGTTCCGGCGACATGTAGTTTATGAGAGAAGAGTCCTGATTCAAGTGCTCGTACATTATCTATCCTATCTAAGTAAGGTCGAATTCCCCTAAAAAGTAACTCACCAGAAGTAGAACCAAGATCATCCAATTCTTCGTTGAGAAGATAATTCTCGCAGAGTTTATGCATTGATGTTCCACGTGTAGTAGCAGCTGTCGTAACTTTCTGCGCATACTCTTCGCCAACCCTTTTACGCCATTCGAGAAGAGGACGTAGATCTTTAGTCTTACTAAGGACAGTTGTAATAGATGGATATTTAGCTTTCTCATTAACCTCATATCTTCTTCCGTCCTCAGTATTAATCTGCTTTATTTTCGGTATTTCTACCCAATTGTGATTGAATATTTTTGACGTCATTAGCTGTAATATTAGCATTCTTAAGATCAAACATACTATCAAGTAGTAAGTTCTCTACAATGCTTTTCAATCCTCTCGCTCCGGTTTTCTGTTCTTTTGCCAATCTAGCAATTTCAAATAGAGATTCTTCCTCAAAGTTTACCTCTAATTCAGAAAACTTATATAATTCTTTATACTGATAAATTAGGTTATTTTCTACTTTACTCAAGATGTTAACTAGATCTTCTTCCGTTAATTCATTAAGTGTTGCAATTAAAGGTATACGACCTAATATCTCTGGAATAAAACCAAACTCTTCTAAGTCTTCAGGTTTAGTATGATGTAGTAATCCTAGTTCAGATATGTCTGTTTCAAGATCAGCACCAAAACCTAAAGATGTAGTAGGACCTACTTTAAGTCTTTTAGCTACAATCTCTTCTAAATCTACGAAAGCACCACCTACGATAACTAGAATATTAGAAGTGTCTATCTGAAACTTTACTTTGGTAAAACCTGTAGTTCGTTCAATATCAACTTTGGTACCTTCAATAATTTTAAGTAGCGCTTGCTGTACTGCTTCACCACCAACATCTCTACTTCTACCAGGCACTTTTCTCTTAGCTATCTTATCAAATTCATCAATAAAGATAATACCTGTACCAGCTGCATCATAGTTACCTTGTGCAGCATCAACTAAGCCTTCTACTAGAGTATCTACATCTTTACCCACATAACCAGCTGCTGTAAGACTATTAGCATCAGCTACAAAGCAAGGAACGTTAAGAAAATCAGCTAGCTGTTTAATAAGATAAGTTTTACCTGAACCTGTGGGTCCAAGCATAATCAAATTAGTCTTATCAAGTTTTTTCTCAAAGTCAGATTCCTTGTAAATAAGAAGTCTTTTATAATGGTTATGTGCTACTACAGAAAGTTTTTTCTTAGCCATCTCTTGGCCTACAACATACTTATCTAAGTATTCGTAGATCTCTTTAGGAGTAGGTAAGTTAAATATGCCACCATCAAGCTCACCGCCTGCTAGTTCTACTTTTTCCTTAATAGCGTCAAGTTTGCGTTCAAAGAACGCTTTTTCATCTGAGGATAATGCTTTCATTATATTAAGTGATCTACCGCTTTAGATTTAGGATGTTTTTCTTTAAGTAACCTCATTCTATCTTTGAATGCATCTGGTAATCTACCACTTTCAATAGATCTATTACCAAAACTAGGTGTACTTATAGTGTAAGTAAGTTGAGGGTTATCTTTCTTAAATTGTTCAAGCTCTGCATACTTTAAAGTATGAGTCTCGATATCACCTTGTTCGTTAACAAAGTTATATACAGGCATTACATTGTTTCTCCTTCGCTTTCAAACAATCTATCAC